TAGAAAGAAAGGTCAACCTGCAGGTTCTAAAAAACATTCAGACTTATATACAGATGAAAATCCTAAAGGAACTATTCATGGACTTGGTTTCAAAGATGTTGCTACTGCTAAAGCATCTGTCTCAAAGATCAGGAATTCTTCTAGATCACATGCTCATAAAATTCAAGCAGCAGTTGCTATGGAACAAAGAGCAAGAGAAATGGGTAAAACCTCTGAAGCAGCAGTCTACAGAAAATTCATCAACACAATGAAGAAGAAGACTAAAAAAATGAATGAAGCAGCAAACCCTGCTCAACAGGCTGCGATTGCTATAAATATGAAGAAGCCAAAGAACATGAGCGAAGAGGGTCTTCGTGCATGGTTTGGTAAATCAAGTGGAACTACTAAATCTGGACGCAAAGTAAAAGGTTGGGTTCAAGTTGGTGGCAAGTATGACGGTAAACCATGTGCCCGTCAACCCGGTCAAACAACAACTCCTAAATGCACCTCATCATCAAAGAGAGCATCTATGAGTAAGAAGGAAAGAGATAGTGCAAGAAGAAGAAAATTAGCAAAAGACCCTAATCAACCACAGAAATCAGGTGCAGCAGCACCAACAATGGTTTCAACTGATCCAAAGAAAAAAATGAAAGAATCATATGGAGGTAAAGGAGTTTCAAGAAAAGCTCGTTTACAATCAATACACCCTCCTACTGCACAAGCAGCAGTGAAAAATATTCCTAGTGAAACTGATAGAGGATCAGGAAACAAGGCAAAACGAAGAGCAGGTTTACCTGTTGAAAAGAAAAGTCCAACATACAAATCATATGTTATGAACAAAGAAGAATTCACAACACTTGACTTAAGACTTGAAGTTCCTAAAACACAAAGTGACTTCATAAAAGGATTAATGTTTCGTGAAAGTCTGGAAACAAATGGTGGTATGCTATTTGTCTTTGATCATGTTGCACAACAGTCATTTCATATGACTGAAACAACAATTCCTCTTGACATCGCGTTTGTAAGAGAGGATGGAATCATTGAGAGTATAAAACAGTTAGAACCAAAAGATAGTAATCCTGTTTATTCAGAAGGTGCTATTGAGTTAGCAATCGAAGTAAATCGTGGTTGGTTTGCTGAAAATAATATTGAGGTAGGTGATGAGTTAGTTGTAGAATATATCGTAGAGAATCCAAAAGAAAAATATCGTTCAGAAACAGGTACAATATATGATATTATCAACGAAGTAAAGGATAAGAAGGGTAAAGGTAGTGGTAAAAAAGATGCTTGTTATCATAAGGTCAAGTCAAGATACTCTGTATGGCCAAGTGCATATGCATCAGGTGCATTAGTCAAGTGTCGTAAGGTGGGTGCTGCAAACTGGGGTAATAAATCAGAGGCATATGAAGTAACAAACGCAGATAAAAAAGGTAACACACCAGCATATCAAGGTTATAAAGCAGGTAAGAAGAATAAACTTACAGGTAAACCACTTTATAAAGCAGCACCTCATATGAAAGAGAATGCCATTGATATTCAAAATTCTGATGGTCAGACAATCGCAGGTGTTGTTGATATTGTTGGCCCTGCAAATATGAAACCAATAACAAATGATGATGGTGTTTGGAAAGGAACTGAGCAAATAAGTGAAGATGTTAATGCAGAGGGTATGGCATACGGTCTTTATAAGGGAGATGGTAAACCCAAAGGTCAAATGGCAGCGTTTGGTAAAAAGAAAAAAGAAAATCCCTACTCAATCAAGAATAAGTTAAAGATGGTGATAAAAAGTATCGCTGAAAAAGAGAGAGGAAAGGCGGGAGTGACAAGTGAAGCAAAAGAGACTCCAAAAAATGTGAAAAAGATTGCTAAAGAATTAGATAAAGCAGTTGAAATGCATAAGAGTCAGGCAAGTAGACTCAGAAAGGCAGGTATATCAGAGGAGAATCTTGATGAAAAATGTTGGAAGGGTTATGAGAAGAAGGGTATGAAAACAATGTTTGGTAAGAGATACCCAAACTGTGTGAAGAAAAAGATTGGTGAATCTGTATCCGACTGGAGATCTGAAATAGGTTATGAGGGTAAGGATGAAGTAAAAAAGTTATCTGAAGACGATATGAAGGGTATGAGTGTCAAGTCAGGACACAAGAGACCTACAAAAAGTGGTGCTGGTATGACACAGAAAGGTGTTGAAGCATATCGTCGCAGAAACCCCGGATCAAAATTAAAAACTGCTGTAACCACAAAACCTTCTAAATTAAAGAAAGGATCAAAGGCATCTAATAGGAGAAAAAGTTACTGTGCAAGAAGTGCAGGACAAATGAAGAAGTTTCCAAAGGCAGCAAAAGATCCGAATAGTCGATTAAGACAAGCACGAAGACGTTGGAATTGCTGATTGAATTATGTCTGATAATGTTTACCTTGGAAATCCGAATCTAAAAAAAGCAAATACACCCATACAATTTTCTCAAGAAAATATTCTTGAGTTTGTTAAGTGTAAGGAAGATCCTGTCTACTTTGCAAGAAAATATATACAAATAGTATCACTTGATAAAGGTCTAGTGCCTTTTAAAATGTATGACTTCCAAGAAAAACTCGTCAGAAACTTCCACGAAAGTCGTTTTAACATCTGTAAGATGCCTCGGCAAACAGGTAAATCCACTACAGTTGTATCTTATTTGCTTCACTACGCAGTTTTTAATGATAACGTTAATATTGCTATACTCGCGAACAAGGCCTCTACTGCCAGAGATTTATTAGGAAGATTACAATTAGCATATGAAAATTTACCTAAGTGGATGCAACAGGGAATTATTGCATGGAATAAGGGATCATTAGAATTAGAAAATGGATCAAAAATATCTGCCAACTCTACATCATCATCTGCTGTTCGTGGTGGATCATATAACGTAATATTTTTAGACGAATTTGCATTCATACCGAATCATATTGCAGATGATTTCTTTGCGTCTGTATATCCCACTATATCCTCCGGTCAAAGTACGAAAGTTATAATTGTTTCAACACCACGAGGTATGAATCATTTTTACCGAATGTGGCATGATGCAGAAAGAGGTAAGAATGAATATGTGCCAACTGAAGTTCATTGGTCTGAAGTTCCGGGAAGAGATGAGGCATGGAAAGAACAGACAATTGCAAATACATCAGAGCAACAATTCAAAGTTGAATTTGAATGTGAGTTCTTAGGATCAGTTAATACACTTATAAATCCAGCGAAGTTAAAAAATCTTGTATATGAGAATCCAATTAATCGAAATGCAGGATTGGATATACATGAAAATCCTATAAAAAATCATCAATATTTAATTACAGTTGATGTTGCCCGTGGTATGGGTAATGATTATTCTGCGTTCATAGTTTTTGATATAACTAACTTTCCATATAATATTGTTGCAAAATACAAAAATAATGAAATAAAACCAATGTTATTTCCAAGCATCATTCATGATGTGGCAAAAGGTTATAATGGTGCTTTCATATTGGTAGAGGTAAATGATATCGGTGATCAGGTCGCAAGTATCATACATTATGATTTAGAGTATGATAATCTTCTTATGGCATCTATGAGAGGTCGTGCCGGACAAGTTGTTGGCACTGGTTTTTCAGGTAAGAAAACACAATTGGGAGTAAGAACCACTGCTGCAGTAAAAAAACTTGGATGTTCAAACCTTAAAACTTTACTTGAAGATGATAAAATACTTGTAAAGGATTATGAGATTATATCAGAATTAACAACATTTTCACAAAAACACAATTCATTTGAAGCAGAAGAGGGATGTAACGATGATTTAGCAATGTGTTTAGTTTTATTTGCATGGTTAGTCGCACAAGATTACTTCAAGGAGATGACTGATAATGACATTAGGAAACGATTATACGAAGAACAAAGAAACCAAATTGAACAAGATATGGCACCATTTGGATTTATTCAAGATGGATTGGAAGAGACAAGTTTTGTAGATTCAGCAGGTGATTTATGGAAAGTTGATGAGTATGGAGATCGATCTTACATGTGGGATTACTATTAAATTGTTACAAAAATAAATCTAAAGCAAACATTAAACTTGTAAATAATTAGGTTATGTGATATATTTGGCAGTAGAGGGGAGATATTAAAGTAGTTTACAGGAGGATTTATGAGTGGTGATTCAGGATTAAATGAACCCATCGTCTTTTATAGTACAGAGATGACTATGGCAAAGGCCATACTTCTCAAACATAAAGGAATTCATTTAGATTATAAATTACTAAAGAAGTATAATTTTAGTGATGCCTACACTAAAAGAGGTAAATGACTCTCTAAATGAAATCAGACCATACATTGAATCAGATGGTGGTTACTTAGAATTAATTGATCTTGATGTCGATTTAGATGAAGACATCAGGATGTACTATGGGGTAAAACAAGGTGAGGAGGCAGCGATTGCAAAAGTAAGGTTAAGTGGTGCATGTGAGTCTTGTGCGATGAGTGCTCAAACTCTTAGAATGGGAATCGAAAGACACCTTACACAAACTTTTCCAGAAATAGTAGGAGTGATACAGGTATTATGAAATCTGCTATTCTTATTGCTTGCTTTTTACCATTGGCGATTATCTACATAGTTATAAAACTTGCAGTATGGTTATCCGCGACAAATGTTGAATCTACGTATGTTAAAAAAGAATCTCTCAAACCACACGGCCCGTATTTGGCAGATGCGTATGCAGACGTTGACGAGGAGGAAGATGAGTATTGGAATATCACAAAAGATTGATAGTATTTTATTTGAGTGGTATTCAGAGAGAGGTATGGAAGTTCCAAATTGGAAAATGAAAACTGATCCAGATTGGTGGATTGAATATTTGGAAGAGTTAAAACAAAATGGACTTAGATGATCAAATAGAATTAGAGCACTTATTATTTACAGAAAGGAAATGTCGCGTCTGTGGAGTTGTAAAGACTCTCATGGACGATTTTTATGTAACAAGAAAAAATCGAAGCACTCTATCTTCATATTCATATGAGTGTAAAGACTGTACAAAGATAAGAGTAAAAAAATCAAAGAAGAAGATAAGCAACAAGTGGGAGTATCCAGATTGGTAGTTCACGCAGGGTTTCCCCGCTGAAAATACCCTTTTCAATAAATAATTTCAGATTAATTCTGGACATTACGGAGAAAAAAAGATGCCTTTAAATTTAGCATCTCCCGGACTCGTTGTAAGAGAAGTCGACCTGACTATTGGTAGAGTAGATACTGCTACTACCAAGGCTGGTGCTATAGTTGGGCCATTTCAAAAAGGCCCAGTTAATGAGCCTACTACAATTGAGAACGAACAAGACTTAATTGATAACTTCGGTGAGCCACTTGACATAGATAAGCACTATGAATATTGGTTAACTGCTTCATCATATCTTTCATATGGTGGTATCTTAAGTGTTGTTAGATCGGATGATGACGACCTTCAAAACGCAACTGATGACGGTTCACCCGAAATCAAAATACTAAGTTCACAAGATTATAATAATAAAGGTTATGATCTTAACCATCTATCTAATACAGTTGTCGCAGCAAGAAACCCCGGTTCTTGGGCAAATGGTATTAAGGTAGCAATTATTGATGGAAAAGCAGACCAACAACTTACTCTTGGTGCATCAACAATAGTTGGAACCGGTGTTACTCAAGCAGTTCCAGCAGGAACAGTTTTACCCGGTGTAGGATCAACTACATTACTAGATGGATACTTTAAAGGTATCATCACTG